TGGGCTCGGCATTGCTGATATATTGCGCCGCCCGGACGATGCCCCAAAAACAGGGGTTGCGCCAATGGGCATTTTTCACCACGCAACAGGCCGACGGCATCAGTGACAATAACACTACGACATCCAACCAAGTCGGATGATTAGCGATCACAATCACCGGTTTGCTGCGCGCCAGCAAGTCACGCCCCCGCACCTCAAGCCGCATCACACCCAAGCGCTGCAAGGTGCCCATCAGAATGCTGAAAAACAGGTGTATCAATCCCGTCACCGCACGCGTGCGCGTTGCCCGGTGCGGCCACAGCAACCCCAGAGGAAACAGCACCAGGGAAAACAGCAGTCCGCTTAGGCCAAACCCGACCATGCTCGCACCGGTGGCGAACCAGCGCCAGCCATAATCAAGCCGCGCCAGCACTATGCCTCCATTGCCATAGCGTAGCGCCATCGCCCCAGGACGCCGCCGTGCGGGATTCCAGACAATGCAGTAGCGCCTCGGCCTGACTCGCCGAGTTCAGCGTTGCCGCGGGGTCAGGCGCGTACACGGACAAGATTGTTGCCGCATCGCACGCCAGCATCTGCGTTGCATCATGTGCCAGCAAGATGGCGATCGCAACCGGCGCACCGCCGAGATCGTCCTGCGGGCCAAAGATCGGATCGCGCGGCTCATGGGCATAGACAAACAAAACCGGCTCCGCCGGATTCGCAGCATATTGCGCATAGGCTTCGAGCAAACCGTAGCCCAGCGTTGCTGCGCCTGCCGAGATGGCAATCGCCGGCGAGCGGTCGTGGCGCGCAATCCCGAACACCCCCGCCATTGCATTCAACACCGACAAGCTGAAGGCCGTCGGCGACACCGGCTGCCGGTTTACCAAGTCATGCAAAATTTCAGTAGTCCGACGCAACTCTCCATGCTGAGAGGCAAACACCAAGCGCACATCGCCCGATCCGGCCACGCAATCATGGGCGACCTTCAGGCCCATTTTACCCAAACTACTGATGCGCCGGCGCAACATTGGCTCGACGTAACTGACGTCAGGCGCTTTTGCCGGCGTCGCGTCGATAGTCTCCGCAACTGCGCACGGCATAGGCCAGGCTGACCAGTGTTTGACGGGAAGCGTCCAGTGTAGATCGGGCATGTTATTTATCGGGCATCAAACGACAGCTCAATGCATCGCTGCGCAAACAGACCGCGATGCATTGCCATCGACAGGCTCAGGCTATTTCATACGAGATTCAATTCGGTCGGGCACAACCATCCGACCGGACTAACACTGCACTCATTCTTTCTCAAATCGCGTATTAAAGAAAATCCCGGACCGGACTTGGATTTCAGGCGTTTTCAACGCGTGTTTAACCATACTGAATTATTTTGTTTTTATTAGCGAGAGGCGCGAATATTACAAATTACTTACAAAAAACGACAATACCCGCCGGAATTGGGAAAATCGAAGGCGCAATCATACCGATGTTGCCCATACCTGTAATCAGAAATTTTAGATGCTATCGTCGCGGGAAATACACACTGCCGAAATATGCCGCGACGGCCTGGTTTAGCCTCTCCACAGGTGCGGCACGTCAGCCTGGGTGCGCAGAAACTTGGGATCGAAACATCATATTCAGACTGCCCGCCTCGGCCATAGTTTCATCGAATATCCCACACGCCCTCTGAATCGGGTCGACCGCATCGTAGCCTCGTTCATATCGGCACATACTCCTCAAAAAGAGCCAAAACGAGCCAAAAAGACCTCCCTATGCAGCCTACCCACCCAGCCTGCCCTCTCCAGCGTCGCCTGCCGACGCATCGCGATCACTCCCCGCAGGCTTCGGCAAGCCATCCCTTGGACTCGAAGGCTCGCGACAATGCCGCAATCGTCTGCGCTCCGAGCTCTTCCATCATGCCCATCATGCGCTGGTCGGCACGCCACGCAGTAGCTTGGGAAACCCCAGTATCGCGCGCAATTTTGCTGGGACTCAGACAATAACTTTCGCCGTGATCAAAATTGCGGATCACCAGCGCCCTGACCAGGGCGGCATTTTTGTGTACCGCCCGCGATGCGGCGACCAGGATTTCAATTGCCTGCGTACGCTGCGTCCCAGCGCCGTCGTAGCTGCAGGCAACCCAAGCACGCTGCGCTTCATTCAGCGTGCCCACCACCACGCGCGACACCCATGCCGCCTCCGCAACCCGGTCATAGCGGCTTTTCTTGTCGGTTACCGTACTCAATACAGTAGGAATATCGTAGTTGAGTATCACCGCCCCCGAAGCCGTCAGGACATCATAGAGTGTGCGCAAGGCTTGATCCACCGAACGAAACATCGGCGCGTCCTGCACGGCGCGCGAGCCGACCGATACGCGGGGTGAAACGGCTTCACGCCCTTGGAGAATTCCCGAAAACGCCATACAAACCTCTTTCATATTTCGATTGTTTTTAAATTGATTTGCAAAACCAAGGTGCACACAGCGCATCGTGCAAATAGCTCAAAGCAGCTCATCCATCAGTGCTGCAGCACCCGCCGCGACCCTCACCGGCTTCACCAGACGGTGCGTGAATGGATCTCGGCGCGGCTCACCCTCCGTTACAAGACGATTCTTTTTCAACTCACCAATACGCCCGCAAATGGATTGCAGCGGATAGCCCAGCGCGCGCGACAGCTCGTTGCGGCTCAAGCCCGTGACAGGACTGAGTTGCAGCAGATTCAAAATCGCGCGCTGCTGAATCAGCGCTTGTTCGCGCTCCGGGTGCAGCGCACGCGGCATAGCATCGACCTTGAATTCATAAGGAGTGCTCAAAAGACACCTCCTCGATGAAAACTCGGCTGCGCGATGACACCTGACTGGCAGGCACGAGGCCTCCGGCGCGGCAAAAATTCTGGTTTATTCAACATGTTTCGTTACGCTCTAAAAGATTGACAAACACATCCATGGACCCCGAACCCGCACAACATTGCGGACACAAGCTATCCACGAGCAACCAAACTATCCTTTTGGTAGTATTTATAGACAAAAAAAATCCCAATAAAACCCCAGACCCCGGCCCTCCGAGCGTCTTGCCGGCTTACATACCTCCGGCTAACAGCCGGCGCCAACCTTTCAATACTTAGTTATCCCAAAAAACAACATCAGGACTGGTTCCGTCAGGAAAATTTCGTCTTGCATCGTGCGATTTCAGGACTATCGAAATTCGCTACCGGAGCTCGCCACGATTCGCGCATCAGCCAGCCTCCGGCTTGGTCCGCTTTGCTTCGAGCAGCAGTAAGATATCCAACGTATGTCCCGTAATACGCGAGCTGGCAGAAGAAAGTTTCTTTGCAAGCTCATAACTGGGTCGTTTCCTCCCGTGCGCAATGTGTTTGAAGTAAGCATAACTCGTACCGGCATCGGCACAGACAGCTCGCACCTTGTCTGTTCCGACCATGCTCCAAAACTGCAACGCATTCATAGCGGCCAACCCTTATGACAAATAATATCCAAATGGTAGTTTAACCAAGCATGAATTGGAAGTACCCAGGCAAAATTTAGCATCACGCCAGCCCTCTTAGAGTACCATTATGGTACTCTATCAACCAACAAAGGTATGTTTACCATTCACACGGAGTGAACCCGATGGACATCAAACAAATCCGTTCGAAGAACTATCACTTCCTCTTCGGGCGCTTCAAAGCAAGCATTTGGGCTGAGTTTCCAGAGGAGCCGGAACGCGGCATGCTCAAGCGCTTTGCCGAGAAGCTCGATTTGTCGGAAGCCTATATTTCTCATATCAATACCGGCTACAAACAGATCGGCGACAAAACCGCCAGGAAATTTGAGCTGGCATTAAAACTACCTAACGGGTGGATGGACAAAGAACATCATGAAGGCGCCCCGCGTACCCCGGAAGAAGATGCTTTTGTCGCAGCCGCGGTCAAATTATATAGGGAGTCGCCCAATGAAGCACAAGCTATGTTGTTGAAAGCATTCAGCGATAAGCTGCATGCGGCCGGAACCAAATAAATAAGAGCAGCGCACGGCATTTCCAATTTTTAGATAATTACAATCCATTTCACTATGCTACCATGTTGGTATTATTTACCTGCTGCAAAGGCGGCGATAATTTCTACATGGAGTGAATGTGATTACAGGATCGACGGCACACGAAGTCGTAATTGAATCGCTCGCAAACGCAGGGGCGGCTGACACTCGGGTCATGTTGCAACCAGCTGGCAATAGTTCGATTTGTCAAAGTTTCGATGAAGCGCTATTTGTAAGCTTGCTTTCTACGGTACGGGCAAGCGAGCGCGCCGAGTTACTCTTGCAGCTTCGCCAGGTAGTAGATAGCAGCAAGAAAAAAAATCCATAAAGGTAGTTTTTATCGCTTGACAGGGTGAATAGATCCAACTACTATTTAGCTACCGTAACAGTAGTTTATCTGAGACAAGCTAAGCAGCGGAGAATACAGGCCTGACAAGGCCGGCCTTCTTGCTTGGACCACCTCATCGGGCAGAAGCACCGACCTATCCACGAGTATGAGTCGCAGGTCTCCACGCGTTGAGTCATAAGCAATACAGCCGATGTGACAGCAACTGCCCGAACGTATCAGCTCATCAAGGCCCGACGATTCCACGGGCATGATTCATTTGAATGACCTCCACTAGCCGCCGCGCCACCAGATGCATGGATTTTTCACGCTTATATAAACTACCGTTTAGATATTCTATATAAGCTGCGGCTAGCTTAGCTCTAGGTATTTGCTTTCCTCGCCAGGACCTTCTCAGATCATGAATCCAACGCAAATGGCGCGTATCGCGCATGAGGTCTATCGCGCGTATTGCGCATCGGTAGGCGGCGATCAACCTTTGCCTTGGGACAAGGTCTCACCGTGGCAGCGAGAAACTGCGGTCAACGACGTCGTGGTTTTGCGAAAGGGCCTAATGACACCGCACCGCATGCATGCCATCTGGTGTGAGCACAAAACCCGTGCCGGCTGGACTTTCGGCCCGATCGAAGACACTGTCCGCAAGACCCACCCGCATCTCGTGCCCTATGACGCGCTACCCGCAACACTGCGCGCCAAGGATGCACTGTTGCACGCCGTGGTCCGCAATGCGCTTTAGGACTGCCGCGGAGCACAACAAGCTTTAACTCAGGTTTATCGGTCAAACCGGCCAACACGGCCGACTGTTTCTTTATATCCGACACCGACGTGCGCAAGTTCAATGTCGCATTCACCGTCACGGGGAAGAAACCGCATTAAGCAGGACATCAACCCGGCGATAGGCGAACGCACACAACAGCTGGGCGGTTTCGCGCATGCCGCTCGCTGCGAGTGTTGCTGTGCGCCCCGGCATCGAGATTCGGATGAGCTCGATCCACACCTCGACGGCCGTTGCGTATCCGACCGACCCCTGCGCCGTTTCTTCCCCACCCCGCAGCCGGCACGCCTCGTGTAAGTCGCCTGCAAAACCGTGGCCGCGTTTCGGCATGCGGCCTTCATTGATCGCAAGTGGCGTGACGCATCGCGTCAGCGCATCGCTTGCGATTTCCATACCACTGTCAAACCAGGGAAATTTAATGGCAGACGTCACCGACGTACAAAATGTGCTGGTTGGGCTGATTTCCGCATGGATCTATCCAAACGGCAGTGCGAACCCATCAGCCTTGGGCTTTCCAGTTCATGTGAGCTCGGGGTGGCCGGTTATGGCCAACATTAATCAAGACCTCGCGGTCGGCATCGCGGACATTACGATCTACGGAACCGACTTCGAGACAAACACCACACGCTACGTCGAGCGCTGGCAGACCCAAACACCGGTCACGCCGACCCTGACGCTAAGTGCGTCAGGTCGAACCATCACGGTGGGCGGCACGCTACCTGTGCCGTATGTCCAGCAAAATCTCGCCGTCTTTGTGAATGATGTTCCCTACACCTACGCGGCACAATCGACCGATACACCCACGACGATTGCCACCGCCCTCGCCACACTGATTGCCGCCGCAGTGCCCGGCACCAGTAGCGCCGGACAGCTCATCACATTGCCGGCGGGCGCACTGCTGGGCGCTTTGCGCGTAGGTGGAAGCGGCAGCACGATCAAGGAAATCCGGCGCCAAAACCGGCTCTTCAATATCGGCATGTGGGCCAGTACCGCCGCGCAACGCACCGCTATCGCCAACTTGATCGACCCGTTACTGGCTGATTTGCGAGGCATTTCGATGCCCGATGGCTTCACCGCAAGAATCGTCTATCGCAATAGTCCACAACGCGACCTCAGCGACAAGACTCCCATATTCCAACGCGATCTTTGCTACTGGATCGAATTTGCGACGACGAAAACGCAGAACACCGCACAAGTCGTGGTCGGCAAATTCAACGTTCGCGATGCGAACGGAAATTTACTTTCAACAGCCTCAACTTAGGAGTGCAACATATGTCAGATCAAGAAAAAATCGAGGTGCAAGCAGCCGCCGCGCCGTTTCATCTCGTCGTGATTCATCAATTCGGTTTTAACGAACGCGGCACGCGTATTGCCGACCCCGTTCAGATCGCCGAAATCCTTGCGGGTGAAAACGCGCATTGCTGTCACAAAGTAGCCGTGCAATAAGCGCTACTCCCTTATTAACCCAAATCAAGTCGCCCGCCGGGCGGCTTTTTTTATTGGAATCCATTAAATGATTTACCAGCTTGGACAATTGAACAGCACCGCCCTCTCCGCTCCGGGCATCTATTTGCAAATTCAACCGCCGCCCACCATCGTCAACGGCGTCCCCTCCAATCTGCTGGCGCTGGTCGGCGTAGGTTCATGGGGCCCCGTCAATGCGCCTGTGCTGGTCGGTGCACCAAGCGATGTCAGCAATTACCTCGGCGCGATGCAAGTGCGCAAATACGATGTTGCGACCGCAATCGACGTCGCCTTCAAACAAGGTGCAACGGCCATCATGTATGTGCGCGTCACGGACGGCACGGATATGGCAGCCACCGCCACCTTACTCGATACCGCAGGCACGCCGGCAATCGGCGCTACGCTCACGGCCATTTATACGGGCACGGGCGGCAACGCCATGACGGCCTCGCTGTTGACGGGCACCAAGACGGGCACTTTCAAGCTCGTGATCACCCGGCCGGGCGTCACACCGGAAGTGTTCGACAATATTCCGGGAACGGGCGCGGTACTCTGGAGCAATCTGGTGAACGCGGTCAACAACGGCCAGTCGAATGTGCGCGGCCCGTCGCAACTGGTGGTCGCCAGCATCGGCCCGTCGGTTGCAGCGCCGAACATCAGCGCCAGCGCCGCATTTGCGGGCGGTCTGGACGGCACCGCAGCGGTCACGGACGCCACCTTAGTCGGCACCGACACGCTGCCGCGCAAGGGCATGTATGCACTGCGCTCCAGCGGCGCGCAGGTCGGCGCACTCATCGACCACAGCGACTCGACCGCCTGGAGCACCATCCTCGGCTTCGCGCTGCAAGAAGGTATCTATATGGGCGTGCAGGCTGCGCCTGGACAGTCGTATAGCGCGGCCTCGGCACTGCTGAATAGCGCCGGCGCCGATGGTTACGGCATCAAGGTGCTGGTCGGCGATTGGATCACCTATTACGATGCGGTGAACAAGCAAAACCGCCTGCTTGGCCCGACGGTGTTTTGGGCGGCCAAACAATCTGCGCTGGCACCGCACCTGTCCAGTCTGAACAAGATGCTGACCGGCATCGTCAGCACCCAGCGCACCGCGCAGAAATTGCCGTATAGCGGCGCGGAAGTCGGCGCGGCAAAAATCGCCCGACTCGACCTGATCACCAATCCATCGCCGGGCGGCAATTACTTCGCCATGCAGACGGGGGTCAATGCATCCAGCGATCCGGCCACCAACGGCGACAACTACACGCGCATGACGAACTACCTCGGGCTGACGCTTGCGGCTGCGTTCGGCAAGGTCATCGGTCAGAATCAAACCACCGATTTGCGCCGCGACGTGCAAACCGCGATGCAATCGTTCTTGTCCAACTTGTGGCGCCAGAACATGATCGGCGATGTGAATAACCCGACCACTGTGCCTTATACCGTCGAAATCGATGCAGCGAACAACCCGAGCCAGCAAGTGGCCAACGGTTATATGCAAGCCGATGTGTCGGTCAAATACCTGTCGGTAATCTTCTACTTCCTGATCAACTTGCAGGGCGGCCAAACCGTCGTGATTCAAACGCGCAGCGCCGCTGCCGCGTAAGCATTTTCTCCAACTTACCGAAAAGCCCGTAGAGCGGGCTTTTCTCTTTCCAGGGCTTAGATATGTCTTTGAATGGCTTTTCCGTTGGGCGTGATATTGCGCTCAACATTCAAACTCCGACGGGTGGTCTGTCACTCAACCTCATTACGAAATTCAGCGCCAAACCCGAAACCACCGATAAAAAGGTCAAGGGTATCGATGGCCGGACTCGCCATCTGAGTTTCCCGGATGGCTGGTCCGGGAGTTTCGAAGTCGAGCGGCAAGACAGCACCATCGACGACTTTTTCGCAGCCCAAGAAGCCAGTTATTACAACGGCAAAAGCGTCACCGCCAGCACCATCACCGAAACCATTACCGAAGCCTCGGGTGCGGTGTCCCAGTATCAGTTCACCGGCGTGATCTTCACGTACGACGATGCAGGCGATTGGTCCGGCGACGATAGCGTCAAGCAAAAAATCAAGTTCTATGCCGAAACCCGTATCAAGGTAGCGTAATGACCAAACTCAATGTCCGGACCCAGGGTAAAACGCCCTCCCAGGAACTGATCGCGAATACGGTTGCCGCGGTAGTCGTCACGACCGCCGCCGGCAGCAAGATCACGCTCAAGAAACCGGGAGTCTTGTCGCAATTTCGCCTGGTAAGAATGCTGGGCGATGCGGCTAAAAACCAAGTGTATGTCGGCATGGTGATGCCGCTGACCTACATTATCGAAATCGACGGTCATCCGGTGGCTTTCCCCAACAGCGAACGCGAGATTGAGGCACTCATTACGCGTCTCGATGAAAACGGCGTGACGACCGTGATGGAAGGGGTGCAAGCTCATTTCGGCGGCGAGGATGCTGAGCAGGTACAGGAAGAAATAAAAAACTAGCCACGTCTGTCCCGGTCGGCGAAGCGCTTTGGCTGGTTAAAAACGGTGTCCCGTTCGATGTTGCGTTTGCGCTGGATAGCACGACCCGCGCTGCGTTTGCGATCAAATTCTCCGAATTTGAAGGGCACCGTTTCAATTATCAAACCATGTCTTTTGAGGAGTCCAAATGAGCACCCTTCAATTTACAAGCCTGGGCAAATTCGCCGCCCACCTGCTGACTTTGCAGAACAGCATTGCGGATGAAATGGAGTTGGGACTGACTCAAGTCGCGCAACAGCTCACCGCGACCATGCTGGACGAACTGCTTACTTTGCAGCAAAGCTCGGACACCGATCCGACCACCGGCATTCCGCTTACGACCTCGCCGGCGACGGCTACAAGCGCAAGCGGCGCGTCATCGCCAGCCGCATCCGGCGATTCCGTGCAGGTCACGCAAGCCTTGCGCGACTCGATCGGCAGCGTGGTGACAAGCGACACGCTCGTAATCGGCTCGGACAGCGATACGGCGGTCGATCTTGAACTTGGGACAGACACCATCCCGCCCCAGCCCTTCCTCGGGCCGGCGGTTATACAAAACGAGGATCGCATCAAGGAGTTGCTCGGCCATGCGCTGGCCGCAGGATTATTAGGTCGTACGGAAGTTCCGTCGGTCTGACCCACGCACCGCGCGCAACCGGCTCCTCCGAGATATAAGCCCACAGTACATCGCTTCAGAAAAATAGCTGCATGACCCCGGCACGCATGTTTTGACGTTTCTCAACGTCGCTCGACACGCGCTCGCCGGGCCTCCGGCTGCGCGCACGTCCCGAGGTGGACCGCGGCAGCATGAGGTCGCCCGCAGCGACGCCAGGACGTCGCGCTGGCACAGCATGCATCGACTCAATTCTGAGGCTGCATTTAAAGGACGGTTTCATGTACGAAGCCTTCAAAATAGGCGTTAGCATCGGCCTCATCAACAATGCGTCACTGGGGCTGGCCGCATTATCCAAAGATTTTTCAAAAGCTGAGGCACAAGCCTCACTGCTGCAAAAACGCATCGACGCCTTACAGAATTTAGGAAAAATCGGCAGCTCGATGATGAGCTTTTCGAGCAGCATCAATGTCATGCTCAAAGCGCCGTATGAAGCGGCAAAAGCATCCGAGCTGCAACGCCAGAAAATCACAGCATCCAAGCTACCGCCGGCTACTCATGCGCGGATCTATCCCCAAGCGCATACGCTGGCGCAGAGCAAAACCGGCTCGACAAGCAGCGATAACACCGGTTTCATCGGAACTTTGCTGAGCGCGCTCGGTAACCTGCCGCAAGCACTGCAACTTTCCGGCAAGCACCAAAAATCCTCTCGTGCCGCGCCCGTTAAAAATCACGGAAAATCCGTAGAAGGACGAGCCGGCAACGCGGCCAAAGCAAAGGGGAAACGCGGTGCGCACAGCGCCGGCAAAGCCTATGCAAGCTTTGACCCGGAATCTCTATACGCGAAGTTCGCGGCCTATATACAGGCAAAGAGTACGTCCGTCGTCGGCACTCATGCCACCGCCTATATGGGCAGCATGGTGAAAAGCCACATGGGCAAGCGCGGTTCCGGTACCCGCAGCGGCGCCAGCCCCCTGATTAACCGCGCACAGGAATATAGTCAGCATACCAAATCGAAACAGAAGCGCAACACGGCAAACGGTGTCTTGGCTCACGCGGCGAAAACACCGAAAGGCGCTAAGGGTCAAGCCGCAGCGCCCCGGCAAAATTTCCTGACAGCGATAAATGGGTTGCCGGTGCCTGCGATTACGGCAGGCTTGCAACAGTTCTCCGATGCGCTAACCAGCCTCGCTCCTATCGTAGCCAAGCATCCCGCTCTGGTCAAAGCTCTCGCCTATTCATTGACCACCTTGCAGGCGGCGATGACGATCGGCGAGAACGTGATGAATGCCATCTCGATGTTCAACGAACTCGCAGGGATCTTGGGTGAAATCAGCAGCGGAGCGAGTAAGCTCACCAAGATAGGGGAAATCGGCGCCGGCGTTGCGAAACTGGCGAGCTCATTCTCGCTGGTCGGCCGTGGCCTGACCGTACTGCGCAGCGTTGCCTCGATCGTCTCGGTGGCATTGGAAGTACTCGCTATCGCCGGTCGCGCCTTGTTCGCCACGCCGATCGGCTTGGTGATTATGGCCATTGCCGCCGCGGCGTACTTGTTATGGCGCAACTGGGGCACCATCGGACCCATGTTGTCCGCGACTTGGGACAAGATAAAAAACGGCTTCGAAAGTTTCGTAGGCGGGATAAGCAGTATCTGGAACAAGCTGACCAGCCTCTTACCGTCATGGATGCACCACGACGACACAGCAAAATCGCCGACCTTGTCAGACGCTGCGCCCCCCGTCACAGCACACGATGCGGCAGTCACACGTGCGGCGAGCAAAGGCAAATCGCTGCTGCCCGCAGGCTTGCAACACAGCAAGGCAACGCCGTTGTCGGCCCACGCTGCTGCAAAACAGACGGCAGCGACCACACCAGCACCTGCAGCGAGCGCAACCACACCACAGCAATCGCAATATGTGCGCGGCGCCGCACAGCAAGCGATTTTGGTCGATGCCAAGCTGTATTTGACTCGCACGGGTCAAACGGAAATTGCTAGAAGCACTGCACAGATTATTTCAACCGGCATCGCGCGCCCCATGGGCAGCGGCACTTTCGATACCGGCTTACATGCCCTAACACCTGCGATGGCTTAATCACCATGCCTACAATCACGCTACAACTTGGCGATGTTCAGTTTAGCGAAACTGAAATCCCTGAAAATATCAAGATCGGTACTGAACACCGTACCTCGGTTCATAAACTGATCGGCGGGCATCGCGAAGTAAATATGCTCGGCCCCGATCATGCACCGATCGAATGGTCCGGCTATTTCATCGGCAGCAATGCCTATGCGCGCGCCAGACTGCTGAAGCAGATGTGCGATACCGGCCTGCCGCTAAGCCTCACCTGGTCGCAATTTAATTATCAAGTCGTTATCAGTCACTTCGAAGCCGATTTCGAACGCGACTATCAATTGCCATACAGCATCACCTGCCTGGTATTGCAGGATTTGACGGCACCGCTGCCCAGCGCGAAAGCCCCGGGCCCGGATGCCGTGCTGGCTGCCGACAACAAAACAGTCGATGACCTGGCTCTGTTGATCAATCACCCCGAGATCTCCAAGGCGATTTTGAATGTGACTCAAACAGTCGATCAGATCTCCAGCATCGCCACCGCAGCCACCGGCAAAATCAGTCAGGCCATTACCTATATCCATACCGCGCAACAGCAAGTGCAAACGGTGATTGCCTCGACCGAAAAAACCCTGAGCAATATTTCGACGCTGGGTGGAATCTTGCCGAACAATCCGGTGGCGCGTAGCGTTTCCCGGCTGTCCGCGCAAGTCAATGCGATTACCAGTCAATCAAATCTGGTGAAATTGAATGGTGTGTTGGGACGCATGACAAAAACCCTGGGTCAGGTTAATCAACGCGTCAAAATCATTCAGAGTGGCGCAGACAACCTTTACAGCATCGCATCCAAGGCCTACGGCACGGTCAGCGGCTGGACCGAAATTCTCAAGGCCAATCCGCAATTAAAAGGCGATCCGCAAGTCCCGAACAACACTACCTTGGCGATCCCGCCATTCAATGGCGATGCGGGGGATGCCAACAGCGAGGATCTGATCTATGCCTAAGCCGATCGCACGTGCCGTACGCGGAGCAGTCAATGTAAACGGCACGCCACTGGCGGGCTGGCTGGAGTTCGAGGTCGAAAACAATGTGTATGCATCAGCCGATTCGTTCTCCTGCACATTTTCCGCCGCGCAGTTGCCCAAGGAACGCGATGCCAATTGGTTTTCCCAACAGCAGGATATGACTATCGAGCTGTTCGTCGGTTTTCCGGATAACACCGGTCAGGCGGCGCCAGGCAACTTGCCGAGTTGGATTTACGGCACGGTCGATGAAATTGACTACGACCCGGTCGAAGGTCTGATTGAAGTGCGCGGACGCGATCTGACACATCTGTTTATCGATGCCAAAACCACCGAGAAATTTCAGAACCAGACCGCTTCGCAAGTTGCGACTGCGCTGGCGCTCAGACATGGCTTGAGTACCCAGACCACGCCGACCAAAACACCAATCGGCAAATACTACGAAATCGATTCTGCGCACATCAACGATGCACGCACCGAATGGGAATTACTCAACTATCTCGCGCGCGTCGAGCAGTATGTGGTTTACGTACAAGGACAGACCTTGGTCTTCCAGCCACAGCCGACGCCAGATAGCGCTACACCCTACCCCGTCGTCTGGACACCGCCGAGCAAGACGCTGGGTTATGCCCAGGCGGCAGTGGAAAGCATCCGCTTCCAGCGCGCAACAACCCTATCGCACGGCGTGGTGGTCACAGTCAAATCGTGGAACGACGCCGCACAGCATGCATTCACCGTGAGTTACCCGCCTGCCCAGAGTCAATCAAAGAGCAGTGAAGCACCTCAGATGTATGCCTACTCGATTGCGAATATGACGCCACAGAAAGCCTTGCAACATGCGCAAGCCAAGTATCGCGAGATCATGCAACATGAAATGAAACTGAGCCTGACCCTGCCCGGCAACGACGACCTGAATCGTAATTCGGTGATTCAGGTAAGCGGCACGGGCACCGATTACGACCAGGCTTATTACCCGGATACCATCACGCGCCGTTTCAGTCTGGACCAAGGGTATCGCATGGAAGTGAATGCGAAGAATCATCACCCCGATTCGGAGCTCGGCGCATGAGATCCATCAATGCATTATCCAATGCGATGCGGCAGCAGGCCGAAATCTCAGCAGGCACCAAAGCACTGCCGCGCATGGGTCTGGTCAGCAGTTATGACCCCAACAAACACAGCGCCAAGATTCTTTGGCAACCCGATGGTATCGAGTCCGACTGGATGCCGGTCGGCGCCGTTGGCGTAGGCGCCGGATTCGGCGTGCTCTGCGCGCCCAATCTGGGCGATATGGTACTGGTCGAATTTTCCGAAGGCAGCAGCAACGCTCCAAAGATTGTCGGCCGCTACTTTTCCAATATCAACGTGCCGCCCAGCGTACCTTCCGGCGAAACCTGGATCGTTCACAAAAGCGGCTCGGTACTTAAATTTCATAACAGCGGCGTGGTCGAACTCGTGACCGCAGCCGATTTAAATGCCACCGTCGGCGGCAACCTAAATGCGACCGTCTCGGGCGCAGCCAGCTATACCGCCAGTTCGCATACCTTTACCGGCCCGGTCACGATGAAGGCGACGCTAAACGTCGCACAAGCCATCACAGGTCAAGGCGGTATGGCGATTTCGGGCGGCTCGGGCGCAGCGGTCACGGGCAATCTGAATGTCACCAACGGCAATGTCAGTGCCGACGGCATCGACCTGAAAACCCATACGCATAGCGACCCGCAAGGCGGTTTCGTCGGTGCGCCGCAGGGATAAAACCCGCATCACAGCAGGATAAATATGGACCTATTTCATTACTGGGGAGAGGATTTACAAGCCTCGCCCACCGGCGATCTTTCGCTGGCGGATATGAGCACTACGACCAAGCAGGAAATTCTGCGCGCCCTGATGACCAACGCGGCACTCAGCGATAGCGCGGGCAATCCGCTTACCGCGGCCGATTATCTGGACCATCCCGATTTCGGCGCAGGCTTGCCGCGACGTATCGGCGATCTGCTCGATCTCGGGCAGATCAGTGCGGTGGTAATGGGCGTCGTTTTGTCATTCCCCGAGGTATCTCGTTCTCCACGCCCGGTCGTCGATGTAACAGCGTTCAACGACGGCGCGACCATTTCAATACAGTACGTCGATACCGCCAGCGGCGGTTCCGAACTGCTTTCTTTTGACATCAAGCCATGACGGTACAAACTCAATCGTTTACACAAATCCTCCAGGGATTTGCCGCGACCGTGCAAGGCGCGGCGTCCACTCTCGTTAATTTTGTCGTCGGCTCGATTCTGCGCGCCGTCGGCGAGGGCGTTGCCTGGGTCTCGCTATGGCTGCAAGGACTGATCCTGCAAGCCATCGCCTTGACACGCGCCACCACCTCGAACGGCGCAGATCTCGATTCATGGTGCGCCCAATACGGCTTTACGCGCCTCTTGCCCAATGCCGCCAGCGGCGCTGTCAGTTTCGCGCGCTTCACCGCCACCCAACAGGCTGTGGTGCCGGTGGGCGCAATCGTGCAGACCGGTGACGGCTCCCAGCAATTTCAAGTGATTGCCGACACCACCAACCCCGCTTATAACGTCACGCTGAACGGCTTTGTACTTGCTGCCGGCATGTCCAGCATTCTGGCCACCGTGGTCGGCGTCACACCCGGCAATAACTCACTGAACCTGCCCGATGCCTCGGGCAATATTTCCGCCGGCACCATCACCCAGCTATATCAATCTATTCCCGGCATCGATACGGTCAGCAATCCACTCGCCTTCAGCAACGGCTTCAACGCCGAAAGCGATATGGCGATGCGCATTCGTTTTGTCTCCTACCTCGCGACCTTGGCCAAGGCGACCAAACTGGCAGTGGGCGCGGCCATCACCGCGCTTGGCGCAAACTTCACCTATACCTTGGTCGAGAATCTGAACTACGCAGACAACTCGCCTCATATGGGCTATTTCTATGCAGTGGTCGATGACGGCACGGGAGCGCCGCCCTCCACCACACTCTCGACCGTATATAACGCCATCGATGCAGTCCGGCCGTTCACCTCGACCTTTGGGGTATTTCCGCCGACGCTCCAACCGGTGGTGGTCGCCATGACGCTGACCACCAGCTCGACCACCAGCGCCGGACACGCCGCCACCGTGGCACTGGTCAGCACAGCCGTCACCACGTACATCAACAGCCTGGTACTCGGGCAATCGTTGTCGTACTTCAGGCTCAGCCAGATTGCCTTCGATGCCAGCAGCGACGTGATCGACATCTCCGGCTATACGCTGAACGGCGGTACGCTCGACGTGCCGGCGTCCAACCAACAGGTGATCAAAACCACTAGCGTAACGGTGATCTGATGGCGACCGGAGACCAAGCAGATATTTTCGCGCGCCTCAAAGCATTGATGCCGCGCGGTTGGTTCGGCGACAACTCACCCTTGCTAGATGCCATCCTGCAAGGCTGCGCCAATGCGTTGGCCGCGGTGTACCTCGCCTATAGCTACCTGCTGCTGCAAACCCGGATCCAGACATCCAGCGATGGGTGGCTCGATCTCAGTGCTGCCGATCACTTCGGCGAACAGGGTTTGCCGCGCAAGGTAAGTGAAGCCGATGCCAGCTATCGCAATCGGATTCTGGTGAACATCATTCGCGAGCGCGGTACCCGCAACGCCGTAACCAAGGTGTTGACCGATTTGACCGGGCGCGCGCCGACCATCGTCGAGCCGCAACGTCCCTCGGATACAGGCGCTTACGGCGGCCCCATGATCGGCTACGGATCCGCCGGCGCCTACGGCTCGATGTCGCTCAACTACCAGGCATTTGTCACGGCCTATCGCCCAATCGGTAGCGGCATTCCGTATGTCGCAGGCTACGGTTGCTCGACGGGCGGCTATTCGCAAGCGTCACAAGCCGAGTACGCGCCTTATGCCTCGATGCAAAACAGCGTCAGCGATGCCGACATTTATGCCGCCATCGATTCGGTAAGGCCGGCTGGAACGATTATCTGGACCCGCATCACCAGTTAAAAGCGCATCACGTAGACCCACCCAGACCCCGCTCCCGCGGGGTTTTTTTTATCTTTTGGAGAAATGCTTTGGACCGCACTATTATTTACCCCGGCGCCATTCCGCTTGAAACCGATTTGCTGAATACAAACCGGAACACTTTCACGGCATTGGGCTCGCTCGCACAAGATCTGTTCGGCACCAGCACGGTGTTTTCAGGTTTGAACTGCGTACCGACCGCCTTGGCGTCGATGTCGGTCAGCATCGCTCCAGGGCGGGTGTACGCTTTGCAAAACCGAGACAATACAGCCTACTCCTCGCTTCCTGCCGACACCGCACATCAGCTGATGAAGCAAGGTATCTTGCTCGATGCACAGACATTTTCATGCCCGGCACCGCAGACCTCCGGCTTTTCAGTGAACTATCTAATTTCGGCGAATTTTGTCGAGCAGGATGTCAGCCCGATCGTACTGCCTTACTACAACGCCACCAATCCGGCACAGGCCTTCAGCGGCCCACCCGCCAACGGCAACTCCAGCGGCGCGGCGCAAAACACCGTGCGTCAGAATACTGTGCAGCTCACGCTGACTCCCGGCGTAGCTGCCGCCACCGGCAACCAGATGACCCCGTCGGCGCCAGCCGGAGCCACACCGCTGTGGGTGATTACCGTAGCTTATGGTCAGACCTCGATCACCGCTGCGAATATCGCGGCTGCGCCTAATTCGCCGTTTGCGCCTACCGGAGGGTATTTTGCGGCGGTCGGCGAACGCTATAGCGGCATTCAGAACGTTGCCGGCAATTCGATTTTGACGACTGCGGCGCTCGGCGCGCTGGTTAATGTCACTGCGACCGGAACCACGCAGACGCTACCACCTGCTGCGAATTGTCCCAATGGCACCAGCATTACGATTGTCTATATGCAATCGAGCGGCTCGGTTAGCGTGGTACACAACGGCAACGATATCTTGGTGTTTGGCCAAGGGAATAGTACGAACAGTCTCACGCTGAATCCGGGTGAGGAAGTGCAGTTTGTGTCGAATGGGGTGAATAGTTGGGTGAGTGCCGGGCAGACGCTGTCGACGGGGGTGACTGCGGCGCAATTTGATAATAGTAGTAAGTTGGCGACGACTTCATTTGTGCAACAAGCACTGGGTGCAGTTTCCGGAGAAAATCAGTACAACTCATCGCAAATACTTACCGCAGCCAATGATGCAAATAAATTGATCGTTATCGGTTCGACGGGCGGAAACATAACACTTCCCGCTCGTTCGACCGTCGTGCCGGGGACAAAACTCTATTTCATGTCTCAAGGCGGGACATCAACTCTTTTTACTCAAGGGAGTGATGCCTTATGGCTTGACACAACGACCGTCCCGAATCTTCCATTTGGCTTGGGTGATTATTTCGAAGTGACCGCTGCGTCAAACAGCAATGTATGGATGGTTACATCGGGGACACCATTGCTGGGCAAATGTAGTGGTTTCGCTTCATCCCAATTAGGTATCGGCTATCAAAAGCTGCCCAGCGGCATGATTATCCAGTGGGGCTCAGGAGCAACGAATAGCTCAGGGACATTCACAACATCTCTACCTATCACGTTCCCGAATGGATGGTTTACAGGATATTCATCCTGCCAACAAGCAGGGAGTTTCACAACCACCGTTTCCAACCTCGTCACAACAACAATATCGGTGATTGGCTACTCATCGTCTAACGGCGTCCCGGCAGTCGGTTTGTATGTGACATGGCTTGCACTCGGCCGATAAAGGAGATACACAGATGGGTCAAAAACTCGCAGCATATAACGCGCAAGGCGCAATCACCGGCTTCTACGACAGCGTGGATAGTCCCGTTCCAAGCAGTATCACCAATGTCATCGCCATCACCGACCAGCAATGGCAAACCTGCCTCTCGACACCCGGCTACACCGTCGTCAACGGCGCTCTGGTCGCACCCGCGCCACCGACAAATGCGCAGTTATTGGCCGCCGCGCAAGCAGCACAAATTGCCAGCTTGTATGCAGCCTGTTCTTCCGCAATTACGGCGGGCTTCACATCCAACGCACTGGGAGCCGCGCATAGCTATCCCAGCACGCTGATGGACCAGTCCAACCAGGTGACGGTATCGAATAACGCTGCAGGCGGTTCGCTATGGTGCGAAACCGGCTCGGCCTGGGCATTCGTCACGCATACCCAGGCACAAGCCCGACAAGTCGTTGCCGATTTTTCGAAATACCTAAACAGCAAGCAATCGGAACTTGTAAACCTGACCACCATTGTCAATACCGCAAGTATCGTTGCAGCAGTGCAAGCTGTCGCATGGAGTTAAAACCCTAAGTCGAAGCAGGCCGGCGCTGCCGATATAAGCATCCGGTTTCCCCTTGTTGTGGACAGCAACCGCCGGCCGTAATACTCATTCGGGCCCGCCCGATCCGTTAGACCGCCTCACATACACCATGTCACAACCCCGCTACGGCGGGGTTTTCTTTTTGGAGAAATGCTTTTGGACCGTACTATTGTTTACCCCGGCGCCATTCCGCTTGAAACCGATTTGCTGAATACAAATCGGAACATCATGACGGCATTGGGCTCGCTCACGCAGGATTTGTTCGGTAGCAACACAGTATTTTCAGGCTTGAACTGCGTACCGACGGTCCCGGCGGCGATGTCGGTCAGCATCGCTCCAGGGCGGGTGTATGCTTTGCAAAACCGTGACACCATCGCGTATTCGTCGCTCGGCACCGACATCACGCATCAACTCATGAAGCAAGGTATCTTGCTCGATACACAGACATTTTCATGCCCGGCGCCGCAGACCTCGGGCTTCGCAGTGAACTACCTGATCTCGGCAAGTTTTGTCGAACAGGATATCGACCCGGTTGTGCTGCCCTACTACAATGCCGTCAATCCAGCGCAGGCCTTTAGCGGCCCACCCGTCAACGGCAACTCCAGCGGTGTGGCGCAAAACACTATTCGCCAGGACACCGTACAGCTCACACTGACTGTGGGTGTCGCCGCTGCCAACGGTAATCAGATGACCCCTGCGGCACCGGTCGGGGCTACACCGCTGTGGGTTATCACAGCAACTTATGGTCAGACCTCGATCACCGCGGCGAATATTGCTGCGGCACCTAACTCGCCGTTTGCACCCACCGGCGGGTACTTTTCAGCAGTGGGCGAACGCTATAGCGGCATTCAGAATATCGCCGGCAACTCGACTTTGACGACTGCGGCGCTCGGCGCGCTGGTCAATGTCACGGCGACCGGCACCACCCAAACCTTGCCACCTGCGGCGAACTGCCCAAACGGCACCAGCATTACGATTGTCTATATGCAATCGAGCGGTTCAGTCACCGTGATGCGTAATGGCAGCGATATTCTGATATTCGGCCAGGGTAATAGTACGAGTAACCTTACCCTCAGCCCTGGTGAGGAAGTGCAGTTTGTTTCGAATGGGGTGAATGGCTGGGTGAGCGCCGGGCAGACGCTTTCGACAGGGGTAACGCCACCATTAGGCGACAGTAGCAACAAGCTCGCGACGACCAGCTTTGTGCAGCGTGCTCTGGGTAATACGCAGGGGATCATTGGCGTGCAGAGCAGCCTAACGTTGACTCCATCGCAAGTAGGCTCGTTCGTCGAAATCAACGCCGGCAGCGGCATTGTTATTACCCTGCCAATGCCGACGGGGTTAGGCGGGGCATGTTTAAATTTCTACAACCCATCGACCAACCCGGTTTCTATTGTGGCGCCTCCGCCTAGCACCATCAATATTAACCTGACCAACATACCCGCCTATACGCTTCCAGCGGGCGGCACTCTGACATTGATGACAGACGGTGCGTCATGGTCAATGATTGGAGGAAGTGGTACAGGTCAATTGTCGAGTACTGGTTATCAAAAATTTCCCAGTGGGTTAATTCTTCAATGGGGCTATTCAACCGCAGCAACCCAGACAACCCCCGCCTACGTCTCCTTCCCGATAAGCTTTCCCACGTCGCTTTTCTCTATAACACTCGGCCCGGCTGTCGCCGCAGCCAATGCAAATTCCTATAGTGTAAGTGCGGCATACACGGGAACTCACGGATTTAATCTCGTCAATAACAGTAGCAGCTCCGGTGCAGTCACCGCTTACTGGCAAGCGATAGGAATGTAAATATATGGGTCAAAAACTCGCAGCATATAACGCGCAAGGCGCAATCACCGGCTTCTACGACAGCGTGGATAGTCCCGTTCCAAGCAGTATCACCAATGTCATCGCCAT